GAATATCAAAAAATAATATGGGAAAGTCATGTCGTAATGGATATGAAAAACCTGTTATTCAATATGATTTAGATGGAAATTTCATTGCACTTCACAAAAATATCATACAAGCCGCAAAAAACACTAATATAGCAAAAAGCACCATAAAGCTTATATTAAATGGCAAAACAAAGAAACCAAGAAAATATGTATTCAAATATAAGGAGTAAATAAAATGAACAAACCTCAAAATTATGATTCAACAAGTGCCGCTGGCGATTATGAAAAAATTAAACTTGGTGGTCACAAGATGGTAATTAAGCAGGTATCAGAGAAAAAATCCCAGGGTGGACTTGATATGCTCGTTATCTTGTTTGATTTCGCAGAAGGAGACGAACAGGCTGGATATTTTATGAAGCAGTTCGAAAACAATATCCGTCCAGACAAGAAGTATCCGAATGACGGTACTAACTATATGGTTATTGACGAGAGCGTAGATTATGGTGTCCGTAACCTTAAAACATTTATCACATGCGTAGAAAAGTCAAATCCGGGTTTTGCTGTTAAGTGGGGTGACAACTTCGGACAGCAGTTTAAAGGTAAGCTAATCGGCGGTATCTTCCGTCTGGAGAAAGACTGGTACGAAAACAAAGAAGTAAAACGTCACAAGCTTGCATGGTTCCGTAGTATTGAGGGAATTAAGGATGCGGATATCCCAGAAGAGCGCACCACAAAAGCCTATGATGATCATCTGAAAGAAGAAGCTATCATGGGAGTGAATCCGGCAGGTACGGACTTTATGAGCATTCCAGATAACGTAGCAGATGATGTCCTTCCGTTCAATTAAGAGGTGATTTTGTGAAAATTGCGGTAGACAAAAACCAGTTTTCCGGTTCACATGGAAAATCAAATTCTGTTAAGCACAAACAAATGGAAAATATGGGGGCGATTCTTGTCCCTGTATCACTTCCATTTGGCGATTACTGTAAGATTACGGATGAGATTCAATCTATTATTGACAGCAAAAAGAAGGTATGCAAAAAGGATCTGGAAGCAGTTATTCCATTATCTATAGATACAAAAAAAGATCTACAAGAGTTATATGGAAATGTATGTGCTCAACATGAAAGGTTTAAAAGAGAACTGTTAAAGCCTATTAATAATCAATCAAAGTTAGTCATTCTTTGCGAACACGGCGAGGATGTAAAGTGCCTTGAAGATGTGTATTTTTTTTACCAGCCAGAAATGGAGCGGTTTCGTTGGAGGGCAAGAAACATCAATGGGAGAACAATACGAATGAAAGAAAAATATATTCAGAAAGAAATTAAAGGAGTTTCTCTGTTTCGTTCCCTTTGCACTATCAGAGACCGATATAACGTCCAGTTTGAATTCTGTACAAAAGAAGAAACCGGGCGGAGAATCGTGGAGTTGCTGACATGACGAAAGAAGAAATCAAACAGTCAGTGAAAATGTCGGAGATACTTTCCAGGTATGGACTAAAACCAAACAGAGCAGGATTTATATGTTGTCCATTTCACAAGGAAAAGTCAGCGTCATGTAAGATTTACGATGATTCCTTTTACTGCTTCGGCTGTGGAACCGGTGGCGATGTGTTTGATTTCGTAATGCAATATGAATCCGTTCCTTTTAGTACTGCATTTATTGAGCTGGGCGGTACTTATGTATCAAAAAAAGGTAAAAGCCGCAACCAGATCAGACATGAAATGAGAGATATCAAATCAAAAAAATGCAATCCCGCTCAGGATCCCAGCGAACTTGAACAGGTAGAAAAGAACATACTTATGTACGAAACAGCGCTAAAAACCTTCCCTCCTGGTTCAGAAGAGTGGTATATGTGCCAGTTCAACCTTGAAAAAGAAAGAAGCAGATATGAAATATTGTCAGCTAAGGCAGGAGGTGAGAAGCATTCTTGAAAATATTGAAAATTTGCAAGCAAACGATTTTATGCAGAAGCAACTGTATGAAGAACTTTTTTCAATAAAAAGTAAAATCGACCGTTCGGAAGCTAAATTTAAGTTAATGGACAGGGCGAAGAGTGTAAGAGCAAAAAGCATAGCCGAGGAATTCATAAAAGAATTCCAGAAAGCAGAACAGGACAAGGAAAAAGAAGAAAAAGCAAATCGTTCTATGCAGTTAGTTGAAAATATCACAAACTTTTATGAGGATGATATTGGAAAAGAATATCCAAACATGGCTTGTGGCAGCTGGATAGCTACAGAAAACGGAATATTTTCTTCTGAAACATCCAAGGCGAGAGAACTTGTATGCCACCATCCAATCATGCCGATACGTCGATTGAAAAATATTGAGACAGGCGAAGAACAGATCACAGTGGCTTTTAAAAGAGATGGATACTGGACAGAAATAACTGTTCCAAAAATCGACATTGTGACTTCCAGGGCGATAACTAATCTTGCAAGGTTCGGTGTGCAGGTCAACTCGGAGAATGCAAGGCTTCTTGTGAAGTATCTGGCGGACGTTGAAATGTATAATGCCGATATGATCGACATACAGCACTCTACGAGCAAGTTAGGGTGGCATGGCAATGTATTTGTACCTTACGACCTTTCAATCGTCTTTGACGGCGAATACCGCTTTAAAACACTATTTCAGAGTATACAGGAAAGTGGAGACTACTTCAAGTGGGTGACTCTGGCTAAACAGTTACGATCGTGCGGACGATTAGAACCACGAATAGCACTGGCAGCATCTTTTGCAAGTGTGCTTGTACAACCGCTTGATGCATTGCCGTTCATCGTAGACTTCTATGGACAGACAGGCGGCGGCAAGACGGTAACAATCAATATAGCGGCATCGGTTTGGGGGAATCCGGCACCGGGAGCCTACGTTGGGAATTTTCGTTCAACAGATACATCATTGGAGACAAGGGCAGATATGCTCAATAACCTTCCGATGATCCTCGATGACTCTAAGAACGCTTCTCAATATATTCGGGACAACTACGAAACATTGATTTACAATCTCTGTTCCGGTAAAGGGAAAGGAAGATCAAATAAGGACCTCGGAGCAGCTAAGGAGAATACATGGTGTATGTAACCATTTGTAACGGTGAGAACCCTATTTCGGAATTTGCAGATTCCGGTGGAGCAATCAACAGAATTGTTGAAATTGAGTGTTGCGAGGATATTTACGAGAATCCGGCAGAGATTAACAGCACTGTAATGAAAAATTATGGTTTTGCTGGAAGAGTATTTGTTGGAAATCTTAAAAAATTTACACCGGATGAGTTAAAAGAAATGAAGTCTGAGATTGAAAAGGGCTTTGATGGATATAATTTCCCGGCAAAGCAGGTAATGGCTATATCTACTCTTCTACTAGCGGATAAATTAGCTACAGATTTCATATTTAAGGATGGACGTGAGCTGACAGTCGAGGACGTCGTAGATATTCCTACACGCAAAAAAGATGTATCAGAAGGTCAGAGATGCTATGAATTCATTCTTGAAAGTCTTTCCGTGTACGGGCAACACTTTGATGCACAATTCAGCTGTG